TAAAAATTTTGTCAGTGTTTCTCTCGATGGTTTTGCATCATATTCAATAACTTGACCATCTTTAACTAATTTAATTGTTGGATAACCTTCAACACTATATTGATTCATTAATTTTTCTACTTCAGCATTTTCTTCTGAACAATCTACTTCAGTAAAAATAACTTGATAACCATTTATTGTTTTGTTTTCGTATTCTGATTTTAAATCGTTCCATATAGGTTTTGCTGCTTTACAATGAGGGCACCAATCAGCATAAAAAAATAAAAGTTCTGCTGTATTACTAGAACTTTTAGTTGGTGGTTCTCTATTTGGCTCATATGTTGGATTTAAAGATGGGGATACATAATAGAAATAATAAACTATTGCTACAATAACTAGTAATATGACTCCACCAATTAATAATAAAGTGGTTGAACTCATATTACTTCCTGCTGACATTACTCGAGAGAATATACCAGTCGATTCGTTATTTAAAGGTGGTAACGAACCTGCATTAAAATTTATATACTTAGCCATTTATATATATTCTAAAAGAAATTAAGATTCTCTTTGAACGAATACAATATAAAGATAATTTGTAATTATTATTTAAGAATGTTATTTAGAACTAATAATGGCACTTTAATTGAAATTAAAAAATATAGTTTTATAAATGATAAGTTATATTATGAAAAATTGCTTGATATAAAAAAACCACTTCCTAAATTAGAAAAAGCTTTTCAAAACAAATATTATAAGTAGACCAATAAATAAAGTAAATACATAACTACATACAATATTTATGTTTAATTGTGAACCTACATCACTCGATAATTTTAATTTACTTGCGTTTCTTAAATAATCTGTCTGTTGCGCATTTAAATATATCGTATAAACTAATAATAACAATATAATAATTCTCATGAAGATTGATGTAATAAAGAAACTACTTAATGGGCTTATAATAAATAATACTATTAAAAAAATAGATATTGCTGAACAAGTACATGCTCTTTTAGTAGTATCTGTAAAAGTAGCTAAACTAAAATGTTCGTTAGAATTCATATACTTTTAATATATATTTTTTTTATTAATTTATATATATAAAATGAATAAAACTCGTAAAAATAGAAATGTACATAATAAAACTAAAAAAAAGTATGTTTTCAATAAAAATGATTATAACGCTGGAGATGGAATGTTAACATCCGTGTGGGGTCCACCTATGTGGCATTATCTTCACACTATGAGTTTTAACTATCCTGTTAATCCAACTAATCAAAATAAAAAACATTATAAAGATTTTATATATAATTTAAGAAATGTATTGCCATGTAAGTATTGTAGAATTAATTTAACTAATAATCTTAAAAAAAAACCTTTGTTAATGTGTCACATGAAAAATAGAGCAACATTTTCCAAATATGTTTATGAATTACATGAATTAGTTAATAAAATGTTGGGTAAAAAATCACATCTAACATATTGTGATGTTAGAGAGAGATATGAACATTTCAGATCTAGATGTACAGAAGAAAAACCCAAAATATTCACATTTAAACACACTAAAACTATAAAGAAAAAAGAAAAAGGATGTACCGAACCATTATATGGAAAAAAATCTAAATGTGTTATTAACATTGTTCCACAAGAAGATAAAACTGCTACATTTCAAATGGATAAAAAATGTATAAAAACAAAAGAATGAATGTAGTTGTTATTCTAATATAATGGATAAAATACGTAAAAAATTTAATTATTGAATTATTAATTAAATTTTTTAATTTAAGAGCCAAATGTAGAGAAATCGTTTAATACAGGAGCAGGTAAGTATTCATTATTAATAGCATTATAGTTTGGAACTTTCTTACACTCGAATGCTGGTTCAGGACATCTAGCACAAGCAGGGCATGGTGGACAAGGTTCTTGTCTAGGACAAGCAGCACTTGTTGGACAGGCTGGACAAACTGGAGGAACAACTTGAGATTTTAAGATATACAAGTCTTCTTGTCCTGGAGGAATTTGATTTCCAGGAATTCCATCGGGTAAAGTGTTGTACCAGTCATTATTAGAACTAGTTCCAACAGCAGTATTTCCGGCAGGTCCTTGAGCATAATAAGCAGTATTACCTTGGGGTCCAGTGACTGAACCAGCAGAGCCACCATAAGGTCCATAATATTGATTGCTAGAATATCCATAACCATTAGAAGTAGTTCCAACAGCAGTATTTCCGGCAGGTCCTTGAGCATAATAAGCAGTATTACCATAAGGACCACTTACTGAACCAGCAGAACCTCCATAAGGTCCATAATATTGATTGCTAGAATATCCATAACCATTAGAAGTAGTTCCAACAGCAGTATTTCCGGCAGGTCCTTGGGCATAATAAGCAGTATTACCATAAGGTCCACTCACTGAACCAGCAGAACCTCCATAAGGTCCTTGATAAGACGTAGAATATGGTGCTTGTTGAATCTGACTTCCTGTACTACCATAATATTGTGTAGATGTATTAGTTGTATTTTGACTTCCAGAAGTGTTATATGTATAAGTTCCAGATGAAGTAGTTACTTGAATAGCTTGTTGACCATCATTAGTGGTAATAACAGTAGCGGTTTCGCCATTTGGACCATAATAAGTAGTGGCACTACCATTATTTCCATAATAATTTGTATAACTTTCAACACTAGACGATGATGCATCTGTTGATGATTGTTGTGGAGTAAATGTTACTGGTGTAGACGAACCAGGTAATGTTATTTGTAATGATTGTGTTCCATCACTATTTGCTACAACTACAGCCGTAGTTCCATTTTGTCCGTAAAATGTTGAACCACTAGATAATTGTGTTGAAGTGCCAGTATAATGATTATAGTTATCATATTGACTTCCAGAACCAGTAGACGCTCCTGAATATGATTGTGTTCCATTTCCATTACCATTACCATTACCAGTCAAATTAAAATTAGCAGTAAAATTACCAGTTAATCCTTCTTTTCTACAATTACCTCCTAAAAAAGAACATAAGACAAGGCCTAACAATAAAATTAAGAATAGAAATAATGCTTCAGTATTCATTGTATAATTTATATAGTGAAAAAATTTAAATAAAATTGATAAGAATTTAATAGAATATAATTATAATATATATTAAAATGAAAAGTGATTATGAACCAGCTGAAATAATTGATGATTCTTCTGATGAAGAATATGTTATTCAACCAAATGTGGTTTCGATTCAAAAAACAAAAAAAGTTGTAAAAGAAAAATTAAAAATTACATTAAAAAGCTGCTATAATGAAGACCAAAATGTATATGAAATTGGTGTTGATGAAGCAGGAAGAGGACCTTTATTTGGTAGAGTATATACCGCAGCAGTAATTTTACCTAAAGATGATACTTTTGATTTTTCAAAAGTAAAAGATAGTAAAAAATTTCATTCTAAAAAGAAGATTGAAGAAGCAGCAGAGTATGTTAAACAAAATGCTTTATCTTGGCATGTAAGTTATGAAGATGAAAAGAAAATTGATGAGATAAATATTTTACAAGCTACACAATTATCAATGCACAATTGTATTAATGAAGTTCGTAAAAAATATAATAAACATTTAAAAGAACAATGTAAAATTGAAAAAACAGACTTCAATTATAGTTTATTAATTGATGGAAACTATTTTAATCCTATTACAACATTTAATAAAGAGACAAATAAAATAGAAACATTACCTTATATGACAATTGAAGGTGGAGACAATAAATATGCTTCTATTGCTGCTGCTTCTATATTAGCAAAAGTTGAACGAGATAAATATATAGATAAACTATGTGAGGAAAATCCTGAATTAATAGAACATTATGGTATTGATTCTAATAAAGGGTATGGTGCAAAAAGACATATGGATGGAATTAAAGAGCACGGAATTACCATCTGGCATAGACGTAGTTTTGCACCATGTAAAAACTATATTTAGATTTAATAAATAAATAATAAATAATAAAATTGATTTTTTAATTTATATGATAATATATATTATATAAAATAAGTTTAATAACAGCTTAAAATCATATTGAATAATTTAATAATGAGATTTTTAGTATTTGATACAGAAACGACGGGTTTACCCAAAACTAAATTTATAAGTCCTTCTACATTAGAAGAATGGCCTTATATTGTTCAATTTAGTTTTATAATTTATGACTCATCATTAAATGATATAGTTGAGTCAAAGGATTATTTAATAAAACTTCCAGAAAATGTTTCAATACCTGAGGAATCTACAAAAATTCATAGGATTACAAATGAAATGTCACAAAATACAGGTGTTCCTATAAATGAAATTTTAAACGAATTCTTTTATTATTTAAGGGGACCAGTAGATAGATTGATTGGTCATAATATTGAGTTTGATTTAAATATGCTCAAAGTAGAAATGTTAAGAATTATAAATAAAAACTTGATTACATCAGAACAAATGAAACTATATAAATATGACCTACATTTCTTAAATAATTATGAAAATATTTCATGTACTTTAAAAGATTCAATAGAATTTTGTAATATTCAAGCAATTAGTAAAACCGGAAGAACATATTTAAAATATCCTAGCTTAATAGAATTACATGAAAAATTGTTTAATAAATTACCAAAGAACTTACATAACTCGTTAATTGATATATTAGTCACATTAAGATGTTTTATGAAATTAAAATATAATATTGATTTAATTGATGATTGTATGTCATTTAAGAAATCTTCTAAAGAAATATATGATTTATAAATTTATAAATAAAAATTATATTTATAAATTTTTTATTTTTAAGCTGAACACATTTCACAAATTTCGTCACGTTCATCCTCGACATGTTGTTGTTCAGGTTCAATTGTAAATTGTTGAGCTTGATGCTTTGCTTTTCTTCGCAAATAATAAATACCAGTCTTTAATCCTTTTTTCCAAGAATAAAAATGCATTGAAGTTAGAGTGTTATATGTAGGGTCCTCAATCCACAAATTCAAGCTCTGACTTTGACAAATATAAGCGCCTCTATCGGCAGCCATATCAATAACATGTTTCATAGGAATTTCCCAAACGATTTTGTATTTATTCCTAATATGTTCTGATAACATTGTTAACTGCTGAATAGAACCTTTATTAGCTATAATATTATTCTTAATTTGTTCATTCCAATGACCTAAGTCAATAAGCTCTTTCATTAGGTATTTATTAACGATGACAAATTCGCCTGCAAGAGTGCGTCGACTATATAAGTTGCTAGTAAATGGCTCAAAACATTCATTGAATCCTAAAATTTGTGATGTAGATGCGGTTGGCATAGGAGCTACCAATAAAGAATTTCTTAAACCATGTTTTATAATAGAATCTTTGAGGGAAGACCAATCATAACGTTCAGAAGGAGTTGTATTCCACATGTCAAATTGAAGAATACCTCGTGATGCTGGTGAACCCCAAAATGTTTCATAATTATTTTCTTTAATAGATAACTCATTACTTCTCTCTAAGGCAGCATGATAAATGGTTTCAAAAATAAGTTTATTCACCTCTTTTGCCTCATGTGAATGAAATGGAATATCCATTAAAATAAACGCATCTGCTAGTCCTTGAACACCAATTCCGATAGGTCTATGACGCATATTACTTGTCTTTGTTTTTTCGGTAGGATAGTAATTAATATCAATAACACGATTTAGATTATTAGTAACAACCTTAGTCACTTCATGAAGCTTATCGTAATCAAATTTCTTGGTAGATTGATCAATAAATGTTGGCAACGCAATTGAAGCGAGGTTACAAACAGCAGTCTCTTTATCGTCTGAATATTCAATAATTTCACAACATAAATTAGACGACTTAATTGTGCCGAGATTCTGTTGATTTGATTTTGAATTGGCAGCATCTTTAAAAAGCAAATATGGTGTGCCTGTTTCCATTTGAGCGTCCAAAATCTTAAACCATAAATCTCTAGCATTTACTAACTTTTTTACTTTGCCTTCTAATTCATATTTTTCATAAAGTTCTTCAAATTTGTCACCATATACGTCACTTAATCCAGGACATTCGTGTGGACACATCAACGACCATTTACTATTATTTTTTACTCTCTCCATGAATAAATCTGAAATCCATAGAGCATAGAAAAGATCACGTGCTTTCATCTCTTCATCACCATGATTCTTCTTCATCTCTAAAAAGTCTTCAATATCCGCATGCCAAGGTTCCAAATAAATAGCAAACGAACCATTACGCTTTCCACCTCCTTGATCAACATATCTTGCTGTATTATTAAACACTCGAAGCATAGGAACAAGACCATTAGAAACACCATTAGTTCCTTGAATATGAGTTCCCTTTGCTCTAATATTATGAATATGAAGACCAATACCACCTGCGTATTTTGATATCATTGCACAATCATGAAGAGTATTATAAATACCATTTAAACTATCATTCTCCATAGCAATTAAATAACAACTTGATAATTGCTGTCTAGGTGTTCCAGCATTAAATAATGTTGGCGTAGCATGAGTAAAGTATTTTTGAGACATTAAATCATATGTTTCTTTAACAAGAGTCAACGCATTTGAGTTGTCTTTATATCCATGAATTCCTATTGCGACACGTAGCCACATATGTTGTGGTCTTTCAACAATCTTAGTTCCTACTTTAAATAAATATGCTCTCTCTAATGTCTTAAAACCAAAATAATCAATAAGATAATCTCTATCATGAACAATCATTTCATTCAATATATCTTTATTTTCTTGAGTAAATTCCCAGAGAGAATCTGAAACTAAAGGTCTATTTATACCATGTATATCCCTAAACTCATATAATTCTTTCATTGCATTTGTAAAAAGTGGGTCTGTATTTTTTTGATGATTTGAAACAACTATTCTTCCTGCTAAAGTTGCGTAATCTGGATGATTTGTTGACATTACTGCACATTGTTCAGCTGCTAGTTCATCAATCTTTGATGTTGGTATCTTATCATACAATTGATCTATAACTTTCATAACAAGTGAAGAATAATTAATATGTATTCTAGCTTCTTGTCCCAATTTTTTTATTCTCTCTAAAATTTTATCAAACGCAACCTCTTGTAATTTTCCATTACGTTTAGTTACTCGCATCTCAGTTATACTTTCCATATTTATTATATTTATATTTTTAGTTTTAAACCATTTTTATAATTTATTTGAATTTTAGATGATACATTTTAAATTATTTAAATTAAAATTATATAATATATATATATATGAATCAAATAGTTTTTTTACTTTTATTAATAATATTAGCTCTTGGATTGCCATTTGTATTTAATTTTTCATATATATACGAAGGTTTTTCAAATTACTCTTTAGACCAAGCTACTGGCAAGTTTCCTGATTCTCAAACTAAAGTATTAGTTCAGAATACTTATCCACCAATTGGTAAAAATCAAATATCCAATGATAGTGCGAGTGATATTTGGTGGCATTATCCTACTTTTGAATTAGGTTCATACGCCCAAATAACAAATAACATAAGATATCCAGATAATCCTGATATTGGAAGATGTACTCCAGCTTCTATGTGTGGCGCTTTATACCACGATAAAAGAATAGGAGATAATTATGTAAAACCATTACCTCCTGTTAATTCAAATTGTGGAACAAGAGTTGGTTATTTTACAACTGATGAACAAGTTATTACAAGTTTACCATACAGAACTGATATACAAAATATTTTATATTAAGTATATATGTTTGTTAGTTCGTCTTCAAATAGTTTATCTGATTCTTTTTACGATATTAGCATAGAAAGTAATACAAATGTAGATAGTGAAAATAGTCAAAATAGTGTTATAAATCCAATATCAAATATAAAAACATTAATTATTATTGTTTTATTAATAAGTTTAGTAGGTTATATTATTTATAATTATTATGACGAAATAGTCGGGGGGCTAAATAAAAAAATTTTATAATTAAAATTTAATAATTAATTATAAAATTTAATGTCTTCTATGAGTTCTTCTTTTACCTACTCTTCTTCTTTTTCTAGTTCCTGCTACATAATTAGACGAAAAACTTATTTTATATTTA